CTCATCGACACACCCTTCAACTTGTCAAGGAGAGCCACGCAGTATGCCTGTATCAAAGGAATACCACGAGCGAGGTGTAACTCACCCAGCACGATGCCTTTAAGGATCCTCAGACCACCTTTTAGATCATGGAAATGCCTATAATGGCTGCACATATAGGACACAGCCTTAATAGGATCCCTCACCATCACGTAGTCCTCCCCGTTAAACACCGGCCGGCTCTGGCCGAAAGTCACACACTCGTAGATCTCGCTTGGTCGCTCCACTTTTACCTCATGGCCGAAGTTTTTCATGACCTCACCAATGGATCCACTGATTTTCTCGAGGTCGCCAGCCTCGCAGAAGAAAACACAGTTATCACCATCGACGAGTAGGTCCCAGCAACCGGCAGGCTGGATCTCCTTCATAGCTCCTACACACATGAACGTCATTAGCAACGAATTGCCTAGTCCAGTGTTGTAGTCACCAGAAGCTCTCCCGCCCTCCAAAGAGAATTTAATGCCGTTCTGGGTCACACCTCTGTTATGTAATTGAAAAGACAGAAGATCACCCAGACGTTGCCGGTCCCCAGACACCAGGCGCCGGTACACCCAGTGCTCCAACTTCAGCTGTTCGGTACATACATGGGCCTCAAAAGCAGAACCATCCACCTCAAAGCTTACACAATTCGGTATCCGGTCCATTTTCTCGGCCACCAAACGAGCTCTAGCCCTAGAGTTCAACCCTTTGCCCACAATGCGGCTTGGCGAGACACCTGACCACCTCGGCGTTACGAGCGCCTCCCATAGGAACACCTCGATGGGGTGGAGGTAAGAAGCCAACTCCAGATTATATCTTGGATGACGAGCCCATATCATCCTCGGCTTAGAGGGCTTGGACTCGATGTTGAACTTCTCCCCTTTGACGAAAGCCTTGATCTTCGCATGAGACGCTCCCGGGAGCCCCTCAAGCTGGATCTCGTCAAAGGCGGCTTGGTATCTCTTTAGCAGGCGCCCGCTGTACTTGGCCACGATCCTCTCAAGAGGCCATGGTACGATCCGCTTCTTCCAAGGAACAAGTTCCCTGGCTACATTGCGCATCAACTCATGGTACCTCCCTCCAGGACTCAAGACCACATCCACCGGCAATGCCCGTAACATACGCTCTGCTAAACCAACTCTTTCATTGCAGACGCAGGACGAGTGCACATAGGGGGTGTACAAGCCCTCCACGCTGGGCTTGTGCATGGTGTACAGGAAGCGTGGTTTCACGGACTGTCGGCAAGCTAGGTCGTCGGGCAACTTTAACTCCGCGCTGTCCTTCAAGACAGGGATTGCCACATCCAACCCCACGCAGGTAGCCTCCCTCCTTCCATAGCTCTCCTAAGTCCGAGGAATTGTCTTGGACTTACGGCCCCACCCCTGAAGACCAAACGTTAGCAACTGCACTGGGAGAACAGAAGGCACTTCCGGAAGCACCTCACCATCCGTTTCCAGACGGTTCAGTGCCTCCCTAGCACTAGCAAACTGATCATGACCCATGAAGGTCTGAGCCAAACGCTCTAAGGCATTCGGCATCATCAGAACTGCAAGGGTCCCTGGCAGTACCTCGACTTGGTCTTGAGGTTCCATACCGTTGTCCTTCATCCAAGCGCAAGCTCTAACCCGCAAGCTAGCAAGAGTAGCTACACTCCTGGCCTTCATCGCAACACTAGGTTGCAACGCATTGTAGAGCTCGACACACACCTCGAGCTTGTCCCCAGCTCTAGGGTGTGCAACCTGTACCACCAACGCAGAGTCCTCCTTCCAGATGTCCACCACGCCGTCACTTGTAACAGCGACTTCGTAGTCTCTCTCCTTCGTGTGTCCTCTGCCCGGCACAGTTTGACGCTTGAGCAGCCGCACTCTTCTCGCACCTTCGAGATGGATGTAACCACGGAAAATGCGTCCGAAGGCTTCGGCTCCAGGCATACTCTTCAGCGAGGTCTCGGTTTTACCCTTCCCACCAGCCAAAAAGTTAGCCAGGCCATTCACCAACTTGCTTCTCCGCCTCATCCTGATGCCTTCCTGGGCATCGCGCCTGAGTGTCTGGCGCAACCGCTGGTCAACCTCGCCGCCTGCATCTACGCGGTCGACCCGGTGTCCTGTTTTCGAGACAAATCCCTCGGAAACGCCGCATCCCTCTGGTACTCCCCACATCGGCGCCAAGGCCAATGTGTTTTTCCCACCAGGTGTGAACATCTTCCCCGAGGCCCAAGGACTATGGCCCCGTAGCCCGATTCTGCGCTCCCCGGCACCGGGAGCTTGAAACACCAAGTATTCATCCGGTTCTGAAAACTCGAAGATACTAGTTGTCTGCATTGGGAAAAC